TGATTTTAGCACTGGCTGGCCTGACTTAGATACAATATCTCTACCACCTTGGTTGGATGGCGAGATATAATTTATCCCAGCGTGAGGGTGTCACGTATTTTTAAGGAAAGGTAAACATAATGTTACCGCAAATACTACGTCGAAAAGAGGTACAAAAATGGGTTGGTGTGGGAAGGTCTACACTTCACACTTGGGTAAAGGAAGGGCATTTTCCAAAGCCAATTAAATTAAATTTTAAAGAAGGTCAAAGCGCTGCAGTTGGTTGGCGTGAAGAGGATTTGATGGATTGGTTTAATAACTTAAAGGAGACAAAATAATGCAACATATGATAAGCGGTGTAACCGCACTGTACCCTAGACTAAATGGTACATATAAATTTGATACACAAGAGAACAAGAGCGTTAAGTGCCATGCACTTGATGAGGGAGCTGCTTTTGAGATGTCATTTAAATTAGATGAAGCACAAGCAAAGGAGTTACATCAAGTTTGCTCGCAGGCATATGCAAATGCGGCGGCAATGGACACAAAACGTAAATGGCCTGATAAGCCAAATAATTTACCATATAAGCGCAACGCAGATAATGATATTGTTGGTAAGTGTAAGCTTAAAGGATCATATGGTGGGGATGTTACACAGCCACCAAAACAAGTAGATGCAGCACGTAATAGATTGCCAGATGATTTTATGCTGACAACTAATTCTAAAGTTAATGTTGCAGTTATGATAGTGCCATATAATACTGGTAGTTTGAATGGAGTTTCATTACGTTTGCGGGCAGTACAAGTATTGGAGCTTGCTGAATTAGAAGGTGGAGATGATCCATTTGATAAAGTAGATGGTTTCGTATCGCCTAACTCAGATGCAGTGTTTAGCAATACACAGCCAGCACAACCAGTTAATGGTCAAGAATATGATCCATTCGCAGCAAGTGTAGCTTCACAAGCACCGTCTAATGTAGATATTGATGATGATATTCCGTTTTAGATAAAAAATTGCCTCTCTCTTAAAATTTGCACAAGGTTAAGAGAGAGGCATGAAATACCCCAAAACAAAAGGAATAAATAGATGATACATAATAATAAAACAGAAAGCAAGTTTCCAACAGCAAATTGGTCAGAATATGGCGAAAAGATAATACAGGGATTGGAGTTAAAGAGAACTTCTAAAGGTGAATATCATGGTGCTTGCCCTAATTGTGCTGGCAAAGATAGGTTTTGGATTAAACAACATAATGGTGAAGTATTAGTTCACTGTAGAAAATGTAATGATTTCAAGGAGATAAAAGATAGAATGAGGGATATGTCTCTTTGGCCTACAGAAAATCATGTAAGTGATATACAAGTAGAACGCATTGATAACATTCAATGGCCTGAAAGAGATACGAGCATTACACACCCTTACCTTGATAAAAAGAAATTAAATTTAAATAATGCAATCATTGATGGTGATAACTTATGCATACCTATCATTGATCCGAAAGGTAAACGTGTAGGCCATCAACTTATTACACCCGAAGGGCGTAAGAAGTTTTCATATCAAATGCCAGTAACAGGAAACTTTAGTGTGATTGGCGGTCAAATAGTTGATTTTGCATATGTTGCAGAAGGTTGGGCAACAGCCGCCACAATATATGAAGCGACAGGCAAGCCATGTGTGTTTGCATTAAATGCAGGTAATATTCCAGCAGTTGTTGATAATCTTTTGCAGGCTAAACCTGATTGCACGTTTGTTGTGGCAGGTGATAATGATGAAGCCGGCAGAAAAGCATGCGAAAGAGCGCAAGAAGATCACGCAATAGAATATATTATACCAGATATAGAAGGATGGGATTATTCTGATATGTGGCTTGAGCGTGGGCCAGAAGCTACAGCACAAGCATTAAAGATAGAAAGCGTAATAAACCAGGTATTCTTTCCATATGATGCTAAACCACAGCTATCCAGAAATTATCTTATGAAGGGCTGGTTTGGTGAAGGCCAGATGTCAGTAATATATGGCCCATCAAACGTGGGTAAATCTTTCTTTGTTTTGGATATAGCTTGGCATATCTCTGCTAATGAAGCGTGGAATAATAATAAAGTTTCTGGCGGCAGTGTTTTATATTTAGCCACAGAAGGGGGTATGGCATTCCATAATAGAGTTGTGGCTATGAGACAGCATTATTCCTTTCACAAGGACGTTAAATTAGCTGTAAGGCCATCTCCAGTAAATATGCTTGATGCAGATGTTGATATGAATGTGCTTGGCAAGATATGTCGTGAAGTTACACGTATACATGGCCCTGTTAAGATGATTGTAATAGATACATTATCAAGAGCTATGTCAGGTGCTAATGAAAATAGCCCAGAAGATATGACAAAGTTTATTGGAAACTGTGACAAGTTACGTGAGCTTACTGGAGCGCATGTTGCTACTGTGCATCACTCTGGTAAGGATAAGGCAGCAGGCGCAAGGGGACATAGTTCCCTGCGAGCTGCGACTGACACAGAAATTGAATTAGACTATAACGAAGAAACGGGTTTGCGTTCTGCAAAAGCCACCAAACAAAGAGATATGGAAACTGGCGCGGTATTTAATTTTAAATTAAAAGTAATTGAGTTAGGACACGATGATGATGGGGATGCTGTTACAACGTGTGTAATAGAAAAAGCATCATCAGATGAAATTGCAGAAGCAAGTCGCCCGCAGATTAAAGGTAAAAATCAAACATTGTTACGCAGTGTCTTCAAGCAGCTTAGATCAGAAGGTTTAGGTAATCCAAACCCTGCTGGCGTTGGGTGGCCTGAACCAAGAGTATTCCACATTATATCTGAGGAAACTGTTAAGGATCACTTTATAGGAAAATGTAGCAGTGCAAGTAATCCTAAAACAAGCTATAAGCAGGCTCTTACTTCACTTATGGGATCAGGTCATATAGCAATGAATGACGGGTTTATGTGGTTTACCGACAATAGTGGAAAAGCCAAACAAGGGATTGAATGATGAAGGAATATAATAACATTAGATCAGATGTTTTAATGCAGGCTTTAAATTTAATTAATGGTGACAGGGAAAAAGATTATGGCACGCCAAAGCAAAACTTTAATACAATAGCAGAAATGTGGACAAGTTACATGGGGCATAAAGTTGATGCATCTGATGTTTGTAATATGATGGTTTTACTTAAAATGGCAAGATTGCGTAATGGAGGCCATATTGATTCTAGCACAGATGCAGCTGGTTATGCTGCATTGGCTGCGGAGATGATTGAATCTTGCAAAGAGTAGTACATTTAGGTTATGCTTAATTAAGCGGGTTTTCTCCTCCTCCTACACTTGATTGCTCAGTGTAATCCGCTTTACTAGGGCTGTGTCTTTCTCCCTCCCTCTTCGGCACAGCCCACTTTTATAAGGCAAGGCTGTGTCAGAATTTAACATAAGACTTACATTAGATTTAACGTGTGAAAATACGTTAGAGGCTGATGAGGAATTAGACTTATTGTGCGATTATATTTCTGATAGATTGTTAATTACAGATCAAAGGACAGTTATGCAGGCATTGGCAGAATTAATTATTGAACTACATGATCAAAGTATACTTGATGGTGGTACAATGCATTGATTTCGTGTGAGCAACGATCTGCCCGACATTGCCCACACGTTTTAATATTGTTTATGCGAGTTACATTCAAGCAGTTTATTTAATCTATAAAGCTATTTATAACTTGCTTTAATAATTGTTCTTCATTGTCAAATGCTTCTGGATATAAGCGAGTTGATGTTTTTTTAATTACTGGATCATCACCTCTAGCCCAATATATTTTCTTTATATCATATGCCACCAAAGCGTACACATCAGACTTTTTATCCCTGACAGGCTGCGTATTCCATCTATATTGTGTGAGATTGCCTGATTTTTTGCTGGCTGTTTTAACTTGTAGGGTCAGCAATTTACCGCTTGGCGTTTTCAAATATGCATCATCAATTTCGTGTTGAACCAAGATGCATGAAATGCCAGCAAAAGATAATCTTGATAGAGCTAGAAATTCACCAGCTCTACCAACATTATTATTATGCGTTGAGCCATTCATAAATCTTGTTTGTTTGTTCAAGGCGATCATCTAATCCATGATAACCACCATTGACCCTTTTAGTTATTTTTTTAATTATTTCTTCATTCACACCTTTATCTGCAATGTCGAATAACTTGTTTTTGTTAAAAAACCATAATGCTGTTTCAAATGCGTAATTAGATGATACCAGGTCAGGGTCTGTCATAATTTCTGGTAATTCCATATCACTAGCAAATGATCTATAATTTGATTTGCCCGTAAGTTGAAGAAAGCCTCTACCAATGTATAGGCTTCCTTCACCTTTACCATTACCCATTCTATTAGAATACACTTTATCAGCCAATGCTTTTGGGTTACGTGCATATGGTTCACATGATGCTAAATCTGGAAAGCGGCTAGGCCATACACGCATCATGCTTTCTGCTGAATAATTTAAATTTTCTTGAGTTAATTTAAATCTAGCACTTTCATGCGATGCTTGACCAAGTAGGTGTGCGCCACGTTCTGGGCTAAGTTCATAGTGTTTGCATATTGCGCGGGCTGTATTAGGGCCAAACGCCCCATCAGCACCAACTCCAATCTTACCTTGGAGTATTTTCATTGCTTCACTCATATTATTTCTTCTTTTTCTTTGCAGTCTTAGCTGCTTTCTTAAATGCACTTGCCGTTGGCGCACCTTTTGTACCAGGTTTACGCATCTTCTCGCCGCTACCAGCTTTAATTCTAGCGCGTTTCTTTGCAATATTTCCGTATAATGAATTTTTTGGCATAATTTAACTCCTATTTCTCAATTTTCTTTAGCTTCTCTATTGATCTCATTCCGCCTAATCCGAGCATTCCCATCATCACAGTCATAAGTGAACCCATATCAAACTCCGGTAACTCTGGTATGTCAATGCCAGCAGCAGTTACACCAAACACGATCAATGGCTGCAATACAAAGTGATAAGCAAAAGCTACACCACACACCCAGCCAATGAATGGACGCCATCCACCTTTGAATATAGAGCCAGACGCGGCTTCTGCTTTGTTTATTTCAAGTTGACCCATCAGGGCTTGTTGGGCATGGTTATCTGACATTGTGGCGATCTCATGGGCTAATGCAGCCTTTTGATCTTTATCTTCAATTACCTTATCTAACAGGCCAGTTACTGGGCCTATTAAATTATTTACGAGACTCATCATTTTGTTTACCTTTCGCTAATGCGTTAGCACCAAAGAATACGCTCACTATGCCTGCAACAGACACAAAGTAAATGCTTGCCATCGAGCCTAATATCTTGGCGGCTTCTGTTAAACTAAATACATCCGCTAGAATAACCGCAAAGGGGTATAGGAGCATCCCTGACAGGGCGTACCATGTCATTCTGCGTTGTGCATCACGTTGGGCGTCTTCATCTTGCATTCGTAAGCGTCTATCTTCAAGAGCCATACGATCCCATTCGGCTTGATCTATTGACCCGTTGCCATCCACGTCAAACTTTTTAAACTCATCCATATTTTCACCTAATCTGCTAATGGGTTATCCAATGCTCTTTGTAATTTATCCATCAATCTTTCTTCTAGCTCTTTCATTGAGCCACTTTGGGAAACTCTAACACGTTCACGCTGATTTTCAAAGCGTACCTCCGCATCATCTATCATAGACCTTACTTTGTCTTCCGATTCACGCACCATATCTTCAATGCGATCTGTCTGTTGCTCAATGCGTAATATATCGTCTTTCAGGCCATTCTTTATGTCTCTGGTGTATTCCACGCTTTCTTCTACCTTTTCAGATATGCCAACTATCTTTGCATCCATCACATTCATGTTTTGCTGGTATGCTTCTATATCTAACCCTGCTACAGCTTCTATCTTTTGATACAAGACAAAGCCTCCATATAAGCCACCAACGATAGTAGATAAGAAAGCAAATATAGCCATAATAGAACCAGCAGTTAATCGCATACCACCAGCTTTAATCTGGCGGTCTGCTAATCCATCTATATCACTTGCTATCTTAGTCGTATCCATCAGTTTTCAAAGTCCATCTCATTGCCTTTTTCTTGCAGGCTTTTCAATTGAGCTAATTCATCACGTAGCATCTGTATTTCAAGTCTACGCTGCGTAAGTTCTACTTGGTATAGGTCATCACAGTTTATGCGTGATCTAGGTTTATCTAATGGTATAACTATGCGGGCATATACACCAATATCTTTTGCCCTGTCTATTGTGTCAAAGCTAG